AAAGGTTTCTTTTTTGACGATATGAAAATACAAGCAGACTTTAAGCCCTTTCATGAAAAGTATATCTACACAAAACTTTGGCACGAGCTAGTAACACCTTTACAATATAAAGACTATTGTTTAGACTTATTAGCAATTGATACTATGTGTGCTAGACGAGATATTAAATGGTATCAATGGACGATTAACAATAGAGTATTTGTTCCTGACAATGTTGAACTTTACGGAGATTGGCAAGCAGGTACAAAAGCACCATCGTCTGCAGAAGGTTATTTGCAATTAGCAAAAGCTATTAACATAGAAACGGACGAATACAGAGTCGACGGCGAGCATTATACTAAGCATATACATGAATTAATTGCCAAAGACTACCTAAATTATGTTAAAAAAGGTTGACACAGACCTAAATATATTGTATAATATAAACTATTACAGGCAATCCACTGCCTTAACATCGGAGAAATGAATGAGTAAAAGTGAACAAATAAAAGCCCGTTTAGAAGACGAAGGCATTAGATATTGGGCAGGTGACAATATTAGTCATGTGTTACAAGAAGGCGACAAGCAAGAATTGATTGACGAGCTTACACCTAAGTTCGAAGCAGTACTAGACAGTTTAATTATTGACAGAGCAAATGATCCTAACAGTATGGACACTGGTAGACGTCTTGCTAAAATGTATATTAATGAATTAATGCAAGGACGTTATGATCCTATGCCTAACGCAACAGCATTTCCTAATCATATTGAAAATGGTTATGAAGGCATGTTAGTTGTACGTAGTGAACTAAGAAGTGTTTGTTCACATCATCATCAACCAGTTGTTGGTGTAGCATACATTGGTATTATTGCCGCAGATAAACTTATTGGTCTTAGCAAGTATACACGTATTGCACAATGGTGTGCTAGACGAGGTACACTACAAGAAGAACTTAATAATGTTATTGCTGACGAGATTCAAAAAGCAACAGGTACTAAAAATGTTGGTGTTTACATTCAAGCAACACATGGTTGTTGTGAGAATAGAGGTATTAAAGCACATAGTAGTTTAACACAGACAACTGTGCTACGTGGTGCATTTAATGAAGACCCAGGTACTAAGAAAGAGTTTATGGACAATATTAAATTGCAACAACAGTTTGCATGTGGAGCCTAATATGAAACTTAGATATTCAGAAGCGTTTTATTCAGTACAAGGCGAAGGCAAGTTTGTAGGAGTACCTAGTGTTTTCCTACGTACATTTGGTTGTAACTTTCGTTGCATGAACTTTGGATTAACAGGCGAACCAGATCGTGCTGAAAAACAAAAACAAGGTATTATTCATAATGCAGAAGTACAAGGGTTACTTGATGCAGGAGTACACGAAACTACAAAAGAGTTTAACGACTTACCTATTATACATACAGGTTGTGATACATATGCAAGTATCTATCCTGAGTTTAAAAAGTTTAATAAACAGGCAACTGTTGACGAAGTAGTTGAACATTTACTATCTCTTACACCTAATGGTAAATGGGTACAAGATAATGGTCAAGATGTACATTTGATCATGACAGGTGGCGAACCGTTGTTGGCGTGGCAACGACTGTATGTAGAGTTACTTGAACATCCACGTATGAAAGACTTAAGGAATATTACTTTTGAAACAAATACTACACAACATTTACACGAAGATCTCTTTAACTATCTCAACGATCAGGACAGAATCCAAGTCACTTGGTCTTGTTCCCCAAAACTTAGCGTTAGCGGAGAACCTTGGGATACTGCTATTAAGCCTGATGTGGCTAGTGAGTATAACCTTGTTACTGATAGCGACATGTATTTTAAGTTTGTTGTCGCTACTCAAAGTGACTTTGATGAAGTTAAAAAGGCTGTCAGTGCTTATCAAGGTGCCGGGGTACAATGTCCAGTATATCTTATGCCGTTGGGTGGACGCAGTGAAGAATATGCCCTCAACGTTAAAGACGTGGCTGAAGCGTGTATGGCAGAAGGATGGAGATTTACCCCAAGACTACACATATCACTCTTCGGAAATGCGTGGGGAACTTGATGCATTACATGCAATCAAACAAGAAACAAATGAACAACTTGAGAAGGCTATGAAGGCACCTATTAACGAAGATAAAATAAGAAAGGCAGGATGGTAATATATGTTAGATAAAGTAAAAAAAGCGTTGGGTATGAAATCTAAACAAGTAAAAAAACTTACAGCAGAAGAACAACGTAGAGCTATTCTTGAAAAAGAAAAAGCACAAGCAACTAAAGATAAGAAGCCTTGGGTAGCAGTACTAGATACACAAGTGAATCCGGATAACATTAAGAACGGGTTCTTTGAGCTCGATTGGAATAATGAGTTTATTGAACAACTTATTGATGCAGGATACTCAGGCGAACAACCAGAACATATTGTCGATCAATGGTTTAGAACTATTGCTACACAGATGTTAGATGAAGAAGGCCAAGAACCTAATCGCGGTATGGGATATATTGAAACTAGTAAAGCAGACAATAATGGTAAAGCTGAAGTTAAATAATGCTTGACAACAGCCAGATCTGGTGCTATAATACTACTATATTAATTACAAAGGCAAACTAATGACATACATTCTAGTAGACACAGCTAATACATTCTTTCGTGCAAGACACGTTATACGTGGTGATCTTGATACAAAGGTAGGCATGGCTTTTCATATTACACTAAGCAGTATTAAGAAAGCATGGGCTGACTTTGACGGTAGTCATGTTGTGTTCTGTTTAGAAGGACGTAGCTGGCGTAAGGACTTTTACGAGCCTTACAAGCGTAACAGAAAAGTTGCACGTGATGCACTTACTGAATCGCAGGCTGAAGAAGATAAAGTGTTTTGGGAGATGTTCGATGAGTTTAAAGACTTTGTGAGTACAAAGACTAACTGTACTGTAATGCAACATCCACAACTAGAAGCAGATGATCTTATTGCAGGTTGGGTACAAGCACACCCTAATGACAAACATGTTATTATTAGTACTGACGGTGACTTTGCACAACTTATTGGCCCGAACGTAACACAGTACAATGGTGTTAGTAATACAATTATTTCACATGAAGGTTACTTTGACGATAAGAAAAAGCAACCTGTTATTGACAAGAAAACTAAAGAGCCAAAGCCTGCTCCTAATCCAGAATTTATGTTGTTTGAAAAGTGTATGCGTGGTGACACAAGTGATAATGTGTTTAGTGCATACCCTGGTGTACGTACAAAAGGTACTAAGAACAAAGTTGGTCTTATTGAAGCATTTGAAGATAAAGACAATAAAGGCTTTAACTGGAACAACATGATGCTACAACGCTGGACTGATCACGAAGGTGTAGAACATCGTGTACTTGATGACTATCAACGTAACGTTGTCCTTTGTGATTTGACTGCACAACCCGGCGACATTAGAAGTATTATTAATGATGTAATAGAAGACAACATGGTTGCAAAAGAAGTTACACAAGTTGGTATGCGACTAATGAAATTTTGTGCTAAACACGATATGCAACGGATTGCAGACAATGTTCAGTTATATGCTGATCCACTCAATGCGAGGTATTCATAACATGGAGGCAAGAATGACAATTAAGGCAAAGCCAATCCTAAAGAACAAATTTTGGATTGTAGAAAAAGATGGTGAACGTATTGGTACACTATCAAAACAAGAAGACAAAAGATATATGTATAGTTGTTCATCTGGAACAGATTACTTTACTGATATTAAATCATTTAATAGTTTTATTGGTGGTATTAGTTACGACAAAGCAACTATATCAGACGGTAGTTCTGCTACTAAAGAAATACACGGTTTTTCGACGTCTAGTACACCGTACAATGTAATGTACAATGTACAAAAGAAATTACCACTCTTTACTAAAAGTAAAAAGTCTAAGAGTTTGTATGCGGCAGGATATTACATTATTCACTTTGACAAGGGTTGGGTACGAAGTTTTTGTCCTAAACTAGTTACACTTGAAAAGTATGATTATAGAGGTCCTTTCAAAACTGAATTTACAATGAGACAGGAACTTTCAGATGCAAACAAACGAACCAATTAATACTATACCAATTCAACAGTTTATACAAGTTGTAAAGACTGCTGAAACTACTAACCAAAAAGAAATCAGAATTCCACTAGCACAAGCAAAAGCACTTGTATACGCCCTAGGAACTGTAATGGCAAATCATCAAGGAAGACTAGAAAAACTTATTATTGATAATAAGTCTAGTGCAGATGATGAACCTGTAACAGTTACTATGGACGGCGGTGGAGACTGGAAATGAAGTGGTTCATATTAGTATTATTTTTTAATCAAGGTGATCCATATGTTTTTACAAAACCTACATTTGATTCAGAAGACCAATGTGTAGGTAGTATAACCGATCCTCAATTTTATCCAACTTTAGTTGAAAAACTAATACAAGAGTACGAAGGCAAAATAAATAAAATTGAACACGTATTTTGTATTGATAAAAATCAATTAAAGATACTGTTAGACTACAGAAATACTCAAGAAGTATAATATAGTAGTAGTTTTCTATTAAAAAAAGATAAATATATGCGTAGTTAATTAAAAGGATACGCATATGAGTAGACCAAAACCAACGATTATTTTAGAGAATGTTGACAAAGCATCTT